ACACATCAAAAAAACAACGAGGTATTGCCATGGAAAAAATTTAATTCTAACATGGCTATATCTGTTGAGTATGATCTTAATTATTAATGAAAAGTATATACGATTTTATTATACAACCTCTAGGGGATAAGTATAGTAACACAGTTAAAATAGCTGGAGCAGATGTAATTGTTAACACTAAAATAGAAAACTGGAAGTTTGTAAATAGACTTGCTGTTGTAATGCAAACACCTTTAGCTTTTAATAGTAAAATTAAAATTGGAGATATAGTTGTTATACATCAAAATGTATTTAGAACTTTTTATGATATGAGAGGTCAAAAGAAAAAAAGTAGATCTTATTTTAAAGATGATCTTTATTTCTGTGCTGTTGATCAAGTATATTTATATAAAAATAAAACAGGTTGGCATAGTTTTGGTGATAGGTGTTTTATAAAACCTATAAAAGACAATGACAGTTTAACACTAGATAAAGAGCAAAAGCTTATTGGTATACTAAAATATGGCAATAGTTCATTAGAAGCGCTTAAAATTAACCAGGGAGACCTAGTAGGTTACACGCCTAACGGTGAATGGGAATTTTTAGTTGAAAATGAACGATTATATTGTATGAAATCAAATGATATTGTTATAAAATATGAACACGAAGGAAACGAAGTTGAATATAATCCAAGCTGGGCACATAGCAGTTGAGGAACTTATTAAAGTTGCTAAAGAAGCTATTGTAGATTCAGACGAAGATATATCAGCTGACAGACTTAAAAACGCTGCAGCAACTAAAAAACTATGTATATTTGATGCTTTTGAAATACACAATCGTATTATAGAAGAACAAAACATGTTAGACGAAAAACCTAAAGAAATTAAAAAAGAAACTACATTTCGTGGTTTTGCTGAAGGAAGATCTAAGTAATGTATAAACAAACTTTATATAAAGTATTACCTGACCATGTTAAACCTAAAGTTCTTAATAGAATGAATAGGTATAAAAAATGGGAGTATGGATATAATGAAGATCATGATATGATTATTATATCTAAAACTGGACAAATTGGAGAGATTTATGAAATTCAAAATCTTAAAATAGCTTTACCTAAACCAAATAAAGTTCATGAGTTTAAAGAAAACAAATGGACTAGATTTGATTATCCTAAAGTATTGCGTAGAATAAAAACAGTATTTGATTGGAGAGAATATCCTGATGACTTTAAAGAAAAATGGTATGATTACATTGACAATGAGTTCTCTCGTAGAGAAGAAGGTTTTTGGTACTTTAACAAAAGTATTCCTACTTATATTACTGGCACTCATTATATGTACCTGCAGTGGTCCAAAATTGATGTTGGGCAGCCAGACTTTCGAGAGGCAAACCGTCTCTTTTTCATATTCTGGTCCGCATGTGTTGCCGACAGTAGGTGCTATGGTATGTCCTATCTCAAGAATCGACGCTCAGGCTTTTCGTTTATGGCAAGTGGGGAGTGCGTTAATATGGCGACCATATCAACCGACGCACGTTTTGGGATTTTGTCCAAATCTGGCGCCGATGCTAAGAA